TTACTAGGTATATTTTTACTAAATAATAAATCTGCTATTTCTTGTGGTTTAAATTTAGCTAGATTAGTTCCTATAGGTGTCATTTTAAAAATTTTATCTGGATTATTTTTAGCAACTTCTAAAAACGTATCTATATTTTTACTAACTTCATCTATACTTAAACTTACCCAAGGAGTAGCTTTTGTAGGTAAAGCATATGTTTGTCCAGTTAATCCTTCTCCTACTCCTGATACAGCACCAAATTCATTCTTAGCTTGTAATGCAGCATTTGCACCATGTATTCCTTGTTCATTACTACCAAAAACAAATATTTCATTATCAGCTAATTCATCTATCCAACCTACAGTTTTAAGTTCAGGAGTTACATTTTGTTTACGTTCTTGTATAAAGTTATCTAATGTTATAACGTGTGATGTAGTAGCATTTGGTTGGTAATATCCTAATTTATAATCATCAGGTAAGTTATCAATAATGTTTAATTGTTTTTCTCTCATTTCAGCTAATCTTTTTATTTGGTCATCAGACAATCCATCAGGTACAGCACCAGTTTCTAACCAATTTTTATGTAACTCTATAACTTTTGCTTTGCTTGCTTCTTTGCTACCTTCTGATATAGGAACTATTCCATCTGGTCCACCACCTTGATAATAAAATGGATTAGGTAAATCACCACCACGCATAGCTAATACTGAACCAGGAGTTCCTCTAGGAACTATTCTTGATGTATCTTTAACTTCAGAAGTAGTTTCTGGTTCCCAACCAGAATCAATAAGACGCATAATAGTTTCATCTTGTCTTGCATCACCTGCTTTAGCCCATTTATCATAAAATTCATAACCTTCAAGTCTTTTAGCTTTTGCTTCTGCATAAACATCAGGATTTTGTTCAAACCATTCCATCCATAATTTATCGTATTCATCATATGTTGATTGTCTATCTCCAAATATAACTTTTCCAGTATTATCAGGTGGACCACTTTTTTTATCTGAACCAATTATTCCAGTATCTTTTTTAACTTTATTTTGCCAAGCATCTTCTAAATTTAATCTATCAGCCCATTCCCCTTCTACAAATACTGCAGTTTTTGCAGATAATTTACGACCTAATGGGTCAGGAGAATCTTTGTAAACATGTAAAATTTTAGGATTAGGAGTTTCAGCAGTAGTTTCTCCAGCAATTAATCTTTCTTCAGCTTTAGCTTTACGTCTAGCTTCAATTTTTGCTTTACGTTCTTGACGAATACGTTCTCTTTCTTCAGGGTCGTATTCTGCTCCTAGTAATGAATTAACAAAATTAACTTGCACTTTATCTACCTAAAGTTAAATTAAGTAATCTTATTTTTTGATTTTCAATTTCTTGAGCTTGAGTAATCATATCACTTTCAGCTTCTTTTTCATCTTCAATACTTTTTACAGCTGTAGTAAGTGGGTCTTCTTTGTAAAAGAAATCTTTATATTTAGGTACATCTGGCATTGAACCTGTTTGTTCATATTGAGAAATAGTATCCATTGGCCATTGTTGATTTAAATATGTATTGTTTCTTATAGCATTATTTTGGTCAACTAATGCTTTTATATAAGGGTCATATGCTTCTGCATATGCTCCAAACGCTCTGCTTAATTGAGCTTCAGTTGGTTCTCCGTAACCATTTTCTTTTGCCCAAGTTGTTACAGCTTCTTTTAATTGATATTCATCTAACTCAGCATTTTGTAAACGTACCTGTTCTTCATAATCTCTATCAGTTTGTTTCTCAATTGCTTCTTTAGCTTGAATTCTCTTATTTAAACCAATATTTAATACTTCTCTTATAGCAAGTTCAGTTAATATATTTTCAGGAATAGGTTCATCTGCTTCTTTAAAATGGCCTGCATAAAAATCAATACCTGCTGGGTCAGTAACAAATGTCTTGCCTTGAAATGCTCTTTGAATATCACTTTTTAAAGTATTAAATTTTGGACTATTTAGAGCAAAATCTAAACTGTCATCAATAAACATAAGCAATCCTTTAAATGCATTTTTAGTTAAAGGACCCCAATATCCTAATTCTTGTGCTTGTTCGTCAGCAGTTAAAAGACCTGCTTCAACAAACGCATCTTGATACTCAACGATTATTTGACTATTGTTTTGAGCAAATATTTTAGTTAAATAATTTGCATCAAAATGACTTGTAAAAGCTTGAGGTTCTGTAACTTGATTGTTTTCTACCCAACTAATATTTCTATTAGCATCGTATGCATCACCTTCATAAAAGTTTTTTTGCGGACCTGTTTCAGTATTTGGAGGAGGAGTTTGCGGTGGGTCTTCATCAACATTAAAAATATCATAAATATTTTTAACAGAGTTCCAATCATATGTACCATCTTCTTGCATAATATCAAGTAAGAATTCAGCTGACTCATCATTATGTCTTAAATATTGACCAGTTACAAATTTATCTATATCAAATGGGTCTCCACTTTCTTCTACTGCATCCCATAACACAGTCCAATCAGCTAGCTCTAATTCTACTTTATCTTCTATTTGTTCTTTAGTTAACATAAGTTATTAATCACTTTCTTCTTGTACATAGTCTACCAAATGTTCTCCTGGGCCTACTAACTTAACTAATAATTCCCACCAGAAGTAATAGAAATCAGCATAACCTGGACCTTCATAAGCTGCTGAAGCTTCTGAGTCTTCAAATAAATCAGGAGTTCCTGACCATATAGCTTCAGCATGTTTATATGCCCAAATACGTAATGATTCAGCATATTGAGTTTCTGAAGTTCTCCACCAATCTGGATTTTCACTATTGCTCATTTCCATTGACCGTGCTTCTAAAGCTTCAATAATAGGCAAAAACTCTCTGTATCCTTCTACAATTTCAATACCATCGTAAGCTTCATCTTCCCATTTCTCTCTTACTTCTCTATATGTTTCTTCTAAGTCTAAATATCCACCACCATAATTTCTTAAGAAACCTGGTCTCATGTATCTAATATTATTTCTAGCTAATCTATTTTGTCTATCAACTTCATTTGGGTCATCTCCATATAACCGTTCATTATCTTCTTTAACTTTATTGTATTCCACTGTACCTAACAAATCATTAGCTGCAAATAGCCAATCTCTTGGATTTTTAATATTTTCTGCATATAGAGTACTAAAATCTCTATCTGCTTCTGGACTGTCTGGTGCTAATAACCAACCGCTTTCAGGTAAGCTTCTAAGTATATCTTCGTTCTGGGCTCTCCATTCAATATTTTTAATTTCATATGCTTCAAATTTTGTTTTATCTCTTTTACCTGAAGCAATCCAACCAAACTCTAATCCATATCTTCTTTGAAATTCATTATGTGCTTTTTGAGTATCACCAAAATATTTTTCTTTTAATTCAAAAAATTCAGCAGCTAAAACTTGCATTGCAAAGAATCTTCCATGTTTATCTGCTGCATAAAATTTTTGATGAGATGCACTAGGACCTTCCCAAGCAAAAAATAAATCGAATAAAAATAATATTCCAGCTTTGTCTAAAGAGTATGCAAGTACTGCATCATTTATTTCTTCAGGTGTAAAATATGATTTTCTCATACCTTCAGGTTTACCCAATTTGGTATATATTTCATGTTGTGATGGATTTTGAAGTTTTAAATATCTATCTAGTTTTCCTTCTGCTAATAAAACTTCGTCTTGATTTGTAAGAAATATACCTTGAGCAACTTCAATTGTTTTTGCAGCTCTTTTGTTATCTAAGTCACTATGCTCTTCTTCCCAGTGATTTGAAGTAGCTGTATCAAAATCTAAATAATTTTTATGCATATCATCATGACCTAAAAGATACATAATTATTCTTGGAACATTTGCAGCTCTTAATATCGTAAGCCAATTTGGCTCAACACTAACTGCTTGCCCTATAGTTTCTGGACCAGGAAAACCACCTTGTATATTTCTTTTTGCTTCTCCCATAGTTCCATAATCTGGTAAAACTTTATCTATTTGAAATTCTACCCAAGGAACAGCACCAGGAATTTGGTTTTGAGCAATTAAGTTTACTCCTGATACATAACCATTATTAGTTAAATAATTCTTTTTTGCATTATCACCATAAACTAAACCTGACATCCAAGAAGAAAAAGGTAATAAATAAACATCTGCACCTGAACCTGCAGGGTCTTTTGAAAGGAACCCTTGGTCTCTATGAGCTAATACTTCTGCACCTCTTACTCCTTTAACTCCTAATGATGCAGTTCTAACTCCATAAGGATTCTTAGCAATTAACCTACTGTATGATTTCATTACCTCAAACCACAATTCAGGGAAAGGAAATATGTGTCTAAACATATCAGATACTCTATGTCTTTTAGCTGAATCATATAATAATTCCATAGTTTGACTAGCGGCAAAACTTCTTGCTGCACTTTCTATTACTTCTGCTTTATCTTTAACACCATGAATACCTTTATCATAAAGCTTTCGCATTTCATCTATAAGTCTTTTAGGTATTCCTTCTGCTACAGCTTGGTCAATAAAATGTTTCTGAACTTCTTTACTATATTCTTTAAAATTAAAATTTAAATAAAATTGTCTATATTGTTTAAATGCTGTAGCTCTATGTAAATCTCCTAGTGGTAAAGTTAAAAATCTTTCATAACCTGCTGATAACAATTGGTCCCACCAAGTAAGACCTATTTCTCCAGGAGTTTGTTTTCTTCCAGATTTTGATGCTATTAAATCACCATATCCATCTACAAATCCATCATCAACTGCACTATCTATGTATTTCTTTAATTCTTTTAATGCATGTCTTTGGTCTTTGCTATTAAAATGTCTAGTTGCCCAATCATCTCTAAATGGTGTAAATTTAACATAATCATCTGGATTTTCTGAACCTATTTGTTTACCCTTTTTTAATAAACCTCTTTCGTCCCATATAGCATTACGTAATATTTGATTGCCTCTATAAGGAATATTATCAATTAAGAAATCACTAAGTCCATCTCCTATATCAATTATTTCTCCCATAACTCCTTGTGCATCTACAACACCTGGTTCTTGAGTTCCTTTTCTCATTAAGTGTCCTGTTGCCATTCTGATTTTAGCTTCAATAGCTCTTAAATGTTTTAAGCCTAATGCTTCTTGACCAGGGTCTAATAAGAATTTATATTTTTCTCCTGAACCTTTAACGAATTGTTTTTTTAATTCATATGCTTCAGCACTATTCCACCATTTAAATAATTCGTCTCCCCAACCAAGTTCAGCTACTTTTTTTTCTAAAGGAGAATATCTTAATCTTGCTAATTGTGATAATTTATAATTAACATATTTAGGTGCATTCCATCTAACAACTTCCATTTTTATATTTTTAGGCATAAGTTTTCTAAAGTCATCAAAACCTTCAAATGTATAATTAGCTCCATAAACTCTAGACATTTCTAATGAAGTTAACATATTGCTAGGGTCTTCACCTTCATCAACCATTTTTCTAACAACCTTACCTATGTTTTGACCTAGTAAAGTTTTAGCAGTACTTTTCTTTCCTCCTGCAAAAAAGAATTTTGTATATTCAATTGGGTTTAACACAGATGTTAAATCTGGGTCTAACATAAATCTTATTTGTTCATCAAGTCCTGGTCTTACAGTTAAAGCTCTTCTAAACAACCAAGATGGTTTAGTAAATTTACTAATCCAAAAATCTGATAAAACTGCTACTGGATTCATACCATTAAATTTTGAATAAATAGGAATTTTACCCCATTTCAAATAATCAAAGTTCTTATCTTTCCAAGCATCTATAATATTGTCATAATGATGAATATCAAAAAAATCTTCCATATTAACAAATGTATTTCCCATAAGTTTTCTCATATGAGCACTGTTAAACATTCTGATAGAATGATTTGTAAACTCAGCATATTGTGTTGCACCTTGAACAAACATTTTTTTAGTTGGTCCAAAATCTGTAACTTTTTCTATAAAAGGCATTCCATCGATAAATACTTCTTCACCAAAACTATCTATTAAGTATTTACCTTCTTCTATTTCTGTTTCTATTTGTTTAATAAATTGTTTAATAACTCTATGTTGACCTTTACCTTGTTTTTTAACATGTACTAAATCTCTTTTTAATTGCGTTAACATAAAAGTGTTCCAAGCTCCTACATCATCTGAATACATTATTCTTCCAAATTCTTTTAATATTTGGTCTGCTTGTGATGGAGCCCAATCTTCTGCTAATAATTTATAATATAGATTTGTAAAAGCACCTTCTCTATCCGACATACTTAATATATCATCAGGTCTCATACCAGCCATTCTGTTCCAGTAACTAGATAATCCTCTAGTAAACGCAGGCATAAAACCTAAATGTTTTTTAAAATCTAACTTTCCTGTTTTTTCTAATACGTCTAATACTCCATCATCTATTGCTTGAACATTATCAATAAAACCTTTTCTAGCTTTAACATCTGCTTTATTAGGAGTAATGTGTTCAGTTATTCTATTTAATCGTTTACCTATTGGATTTAACACTCTACCTAATTGTGTACCAATACTTGGATACATTGCGGTTTCTGAACCTATTGCTCTTAAAGCTGGAGCTTGAATAAATTTTTTAAGAAAATTTTTACTTTTTTGTGCTTCTATTCCTGCTTCATATATTTTATTTAATGTGTTATTTAATAAGAAACTACTTCCCTTTAATCCTGTTTGCAATCCAGCTACAGGAAGTTTATATTCAAAATTTTTAATTCCTATTTCACCAGTAGTTAAAAGTCCTTTCCATAATTTAGACATTGCAGTTATATTAGTTGTTTGAGCTATTCTGTTAAGTACGCTGTAAGGCATATTTTCTAATACTGCAATTTTTTTCAATTCAAATACATTATCAGTTTTTGTTAATCCTTTTAAGAATGTTTGCATAAATGGTCTTTGTATTAATTCATCAGTAGTCTGTGCAAACCAACCAGCAACTCTTGCATTAACAATTTTGAATTCTTTTCTAGCTTCTTTGCCTGCTTTTCTTGCAGCCCTAATTTGAGGATTGCTTTGCCAAGAAAATCTACTATATGATTCGTCCCATTCGCTTCCCCACTTTTTAGCATGTTTTCTAGTTAAAATAACTGGCTCTTTAGTAACAGGATGAACACCTGTTTTCATCATTTCATAAACATCATCTGCTGGACTTTTAGATAACTTACTTGCATATTTAAATCTTTTTATAAATCCTCCACCTAAAAGTTCAGGAGCTATTCTGAAAGTACCATCAATTGTTCCTGATATTATGTTATACATTGTTGAACCAACTGGTGCAATATCAGCAGCAGTAGAACGACCAGGAGAATATTGTATTATTTTATTTTTATTTAATACTTGTTCGTCAACTCTTTGAGCGTATTCTAAAGCTTTATTCGGATTATCATTAAATTCTCTATTAGCCCATGCATATATCTCATGTGGATTTTGTAAACTTCTATAATTTATTTCACCATGGTCATCTAGATTTTTTACTGGAACACCAATGTCTGAATAAATAATATCTTTAACCATTTCTGGTGGATATCTTTTTACATTTGTTAAATAATCCCAATATGGAGTATCTTCTGCTTTTATAGAACCCATATCTAACCAGAAATTTCTTCTAAAGTTAACAGGCTTTTGTTGAATCATTTGTCTATTAAATTCAGTTATATAATGTTCTCCAGCTTTTTCTTTAGCTAAATTCCAAAATTCTGTAAATTCATTTAATTCTTGGAATATATTTTGTTTACGACCAAACTTACCTTTAGTCCTTTTTCTTATTTCTGCTAAATCTTTATAGGAAAATTTAATATGAAGATTTTTTTCTATAACTTCAGGAGCTATTCCTGATGATAACATTTCATCATATGCATTCATTTGTTTAGCATATGCATATATTGAACCACCTGGAACTCTATCTGCTATTTTTTGTCCTATAGCTTCAACGCCCATTAAGTACCAACCCAAACTGTTTCCAAAGTTTTTTATTGGATTATCCCATCTACCTTTCCAAATAGTACTTCCTTGTCCAGGTCCTTTAGCTCTGTTGTTTTTAGCCCATTCATTAATATTTGCAAACATACCATCTTTGCCTTCAACTAAAGAATCAGGAATTATTTTATCAATTACAAAAGATTTAACTTGCATTCCATATCCCCAAAAACCAAATGTAGCTAAATCTAAAAGATGGATTTTATGTTCATCTTCAATACCTTTCATACTGTAATTTGCTTTTGCATAGTTATAATCTTCACAAATTTGTTTGACCATTTCATCACTGTATTTTTGAACAATTGCTTGACATGCATTTGAATCTATATCTGCACCACTTCTAGCTATACCATCAACAACAGGTGTAGGTAAAATAGGATATTGTTTTGAAATTTGAATATATCTATCTTGATACATAGGATTTGCATCAAGAAAATCTTGAGCTGCTTTACGTTTTTGAGCTATATTTTGAGCATATAAATAATATTGCTCATTAAAAAATGGATTGTCGCTCATTATTCGTCATACCAAGGTCTCGAATGTAATAGCTGTAAAAGTATAGGATGAGGGTTTCTTGCAATCATTTCATTTAATAGTATAGTTTCATCATCATTAATGTTGCCTTTTACTGGAGATGCACCTGCTCCAAGTGGAGCACCATCAGTTGGAGGAAGACCTGGTCTTTCAGTAGGACCAAATACATCTGGAACTGGAGCATTAGCTAATGGCAACGGCATATTAGCTCCACCACTATCTCCTAAAGGAGCTCCTTGTTGCTGTGCTTCATAAGCTGCACTCTCACCATAATCAGCATTAGGTAATCTCATAACTGGTTGATTTCCATCAATTCTTTGACTTAATGCACCTGGCCCAGATACAGCATTTTTCCTATTTGGAGTTGCCTGTCTAAACCCGCCTCTACCACGCTTCTTTGCCATTAAAATCCTCATTTATCATAATTATTATTCCAGGGGCAGGTTGCATCATTATAAAATTTGAATTAGGTAATTGATGTAAATGTGAATCATCTAAAATATCATAGATACCAAATTCAGTTTCAATCATATCCCAGAATTTTTTTTCGTATTCCATTACGCACCTCCTAATGCTTGTGCAACTGTTGGAGGTCCTTGTTGTGCTAACGCAGCCTGTTGTTGTTGTGCAATCATTTCTTCTTCTGCAGGACCAAGTTGTGGTTCCTGAGGAGTATAGAACATTCTTAATATCTCAGTCATTTCTGCTGGATATTCATAAATCGCTATGACTGCCATAGTTGCTGCAGGGTCTCCCTGAGCACTTCTTGCAAGAACAGATTCAAATAAAACATTCTCAGCTTTATTCTTTCTAATACGCTCTTGCACTTTAGCTATATTCTCTAAGCCATCAATGTTATCTTGTAGCGTTTCAACATCAATAACTCCTGCTTGCAATAGCTGCAAACCAGTAACAATTTTCTGTGGTTCATCAAAACCAGCCATTACCCCATAAATACGTCTGGTTCTGTAATCCCCACCAATATCATTAGCTGGAGAATAATTTTCTGCAAAAGCTGTTCCTGCATAAAAACCTTGTATTGGTTTTTTATTTAATTCAGGAAACTGTAATGATAGTAGAACATCTAGTTCTAATCGTTTTTCATCCATCTTCTGCAAACCATGTCTAATGATTTCTCTATATTCATTAATCATTAATGACATAGTGCTATTTAATTCTGACAGACCTGCACCAGTTACAAAGGAATTAGGAGACTGGGAGTCATCGGTAACCGGGTAGCCACCAACCATACGCAACTGTCTCTCAAGTCTGTCAACTTGTTGAAATAATTGATAAGGAACATTGTTCTGAGGTTTACTTACTTGTGTACCAGGAGCAAGATAGTTAATTGCAAATCTACCTTTTCTATATTGTCCTGATTCAAGTTCACCAGATATGTTTGTTTCTGTAAATACTGAGTCTTCCATTGCTATAGCTGACATAATATTTATTTTTGCCATCATAGCCATTAAACCTATAACGTGGTCGTACTGACCTTTTAGTTCATCAAATGAAACTCTCTTCATAAATACAAAAGGAGGAGTACTTAAAAAGTTTGGTATGAAATCTAATATCATATTCTTTTCAGGGAATACAATGTAAGTTCCACCTAAATCATAATATTCAATTATGCGGACACCTTGGCCTGTATTATCTTCCCAATTATTTTGTTTCTCGTTTTCATACGTCTGGCCAAGGCCTCCAGCACCGAAAGCTGCTTCTTGTTGATTTTCAGATTCATCTGGATTTAAAATCTCTTTTGCAAACTCAGGATAAATCTGTGCAAGTTTATATCTTGGTACTCTACGTAATACAGCTAATTCTCTTGGTTCTTGGTCAGGGCCAAAGTTACCTGGGAAGGTATCGTATGGGTCTCGTAATTCTGCTGTTGGGTATATATATCCGTTTTTATCTGTGCGTGTTGATATTATCCAAGCAGAATAACCATACCCAGGCAACCATCGTGCTACTTGAGCCAACTGTAAATTTAAATTTTGTTTTTCATCATAGCTAGTAACAATACGTTCTAATCTCTCTGCTCTAACTTTTGCTCTATCTGAAGTGTTGTGATTTAATATATCAACTTTAACTTGAGGTACTCCTGATATTTTTTGAGCTAATCTATCAATACCTGATTGAAGCATATTAGGAGCTGGTAATAAATCAGCATCAGATGTCTCCATCTTATTTCCTAACAATGCTTTCATACCATCAGCACCACCATTTAAAATAGCTTTGATTCTTGCTTTTTGTACTTGTCTGTGCTTAGTGGGTTTTCCAGTAACTAACTGAGTAGCATTATCTACTATCTCTTTGTAGTTCTTTATATCTAAATTTTCTATCCCCATGGTGCTTCGTTCATCTCCGTAAATCCAAAATCAGTATAACTTGCATTATAGTCTAATCCCATAGTTGCCAATTGTTCTTTATTCATTCTTCTGAACACTTTCATTGGAAACCATCCTGCCATAACTATATCAGTTTTTTCCTTGTTTCGCTGTGAAACAGGTTTTCCATCAAAATATAATAACTGTGTTTTATAAGCATTAACTTTAGACATACTTTCTGAGTTTCCTGTAGGTAAATGTATTTTCTGGTTTTCAAATAAACCTGCCATAGAACCTACACCATACATAGGGTCATGTTTATTTTTTCCAGTAACATGTCCTTGCATAGTTATACCTGACCTTAAAACAAATTCTTTTATTTTATCATCTTGTCTAATAGCAGTCTGAAAACCATTCTCTTCAATTACCCAATGTTGTAAATCATATTTGTGATACCAGTCAGACATAATCTGTAAAGCATGCTTCACTCCCCCACCTTGTCTATTCTCTAAATCAATTAAGAAAAGCTCACCTCTATAGGAGTTTATTCCCCATAGTACAGCTGCTTGATAACCTGCAGAAGCAGGGTCAAGGCCTGCAACTAAATGTAAACCACCTGGTATCTGTCCCATAACTAAATCAGGCCTCATGCAGTTGTCAATCATATCCATAGTAAAGATTTGTGTACCTTCAACAAATGCTTGATTGTAATAAACCATCTCATAGATTTTTCTACCACCTGTAGTTTCTGCAGCTCTCTGTCTAGTCATTAACCATTTGAATGTACGTTTACCTGGCCATAATAAACAATCGGTATGTTCATCTTCTAAGTGGTCAGGTATAGGACAAGCTATATCATGTGCAGATTCAACAATAGATTCAAAGGCATCATTAGCAAGTAAGTGATGATATAAATCATCAGAGTGCTGTCTTGAACCAATTACTACTACAGCAGTATGTTCCTCTTTTCTTGATGAAAGAGTTGTTGTCCACCATTGTCTAGTATTTTCTCTTGCACCAGGTTGCATTGTTGTTTGATGGTCTTCAATGTCATCAGCAATAATTAAATCACAGTCTCTTGATAATATCTTTCCACCTTTACCTACAGCAACCATAGTTGGAGACTTAATACCAGGTACTGTTCTTGTACCTACAGTAAATTGATTCTGAGACCAGTTCTTTCCTGACCTATTCTCAGGTTTAAAGTTTTTTCCTGGACCACAAAAGTCTTCTATTAACCTTTCGTTTTGTTCTAAGTGGTCTAATACAGAACTAACAGCATTCTTTGCTATATCTTCGTTTCCACCAACCCACATGATACGTATATTCGGGTTTAGCATAATTTGATAGACAGCAAAATGTATTAAAAGTTCTGTCTTTCCATGTCTTGGGGGGCTTAATATTAATAATTCATTACCTTCATCTATAGCTTTAAGGATACTATTAATCCAGTTTTCGTGAAAATCTGCAGTTTCATATTTCTCTCCAGTTTCCGTTGCAAAATACTTAGAGCGGAAGCTAGAAAAATTTTTTAAACTTTCAGTTGCTTCTTCAGGTTGCGTCCAATCATACTGCTTTGTTGCTGTAACCTCGTCTAATTTGTATGCTGCAAGCATTCTAGATACCGTAGCGGAACTAACGTCTAAAACATTAGCCACACCAATAACGGTAATGTCGCCCTGGGCTAGGGATTCTGCATATAAAGCTTTGAATTCCTCATAATGTTTGCCCCTACGTACACTTGCGTAGTCGCCCTCGTCAGATTTATAAGTCTGGTTGATTGGTTTTTCTTCAATTTTCTTATTATGACGCTTTGTTTGTGCCCAGGTTCTCTTATTACATTGCTCTGAACAAAACTTACGTTGTTTGCCTGATAGTCTCTTTTTACAGTTAGGTGCCACACACACTAAATTTGGCATAAAAGTCTAATCTCCTGTAGATTGTTGCGTAGATTTTATTATAGTGCTAAAGTACCAGATATTACAAACATTAGGAGCAAGTAAACAGAAACAGGTGAAGGTGCCATCGGGAGGCAGAAAGCTTAAGACTCGTAATAGTGTAACGTAGAAACGCAAATTAAGTACCCAAGAACTGTTCAAAACTCTTATTAAGACCTATAAAAAAGATGCCCGCCCCTACCCAAACAGACTAAAGAACACCAATGATTACTTACGTTCTATAAAATTACCAGCATATTTTTAATTACATACTTACTATAAAGTGAAAGGTAAGATTAACATAGGTAGGTCAAAGGATTTAGCAAAGCTAAAAGAATATCATAGATATTCTACCTACCTAAGTTAAACAATATCAAAGATATTGTATGGATAAATCCATATGTAGAAAAGTATGATGATATAAATTAAAATACACACTATATAGATTAATACGATACCTTAATGTTCTAGTATGTTCAAAGAATATGTGTTAAATATCTAGATAAGTCAGACTGGCAAAGCGTCGTTCCGACAAGGGCACAAGGCCCGCTTTGCTTAAGAAAGGATATGTAGATATGGATAAGGAAGAGGTTGTTGAACCTAAACCTAAATCATATGTATGTCGTTCATGCAAGGATGAAAAGAAACTAGGTACTAACTTTAAGTATGTAGTTTCTTGGTGGAGTAATAAGTTCCAAGACTTTGATGAGAAAGTCGAGTGGGACCAAACTCTATGTTCTCCTTGTGGTGAAGGTATGCATAAGTCATAACTTACACTTGATAAATGGTAGTGATTATAAGATATAGTCGCTACCATTTGTCTTTATTTCCAGCTAGATGAGGATATCTGATACTAGCAGCGATTTTAGTAAAGAATAATAGAACGCATTCGTCTTTCAGACGAGGGCACAAGGCCCGAATGCTATGAAAGGTAAAAATGATATATTTAGATACAAAGGCTATTAATAATGCAATTGGTACTCTACAAGAAGTTCTATCCATAGAGGATATGAATAAAATTAGAGAAATGCTAAGAAAGCAAGTCCAAATTCATTATGAAGGCCAAATACAAAGTCAAACTAATCAAGATTTAGTTAAATTAAATATTGATGAAGTTGGTAATGTATTTGACCAGGAATTCTAAATAATAATAAGTAGAGTAGCGTGCGTCGTTCCGACTAGGGCTTACAGCCCGCACGCTATTTTATGAAAGGATATTATGTTAAAAAAATTAAAAATAGTAATAAGTTGGTATTTATTTGATAAATGGAATAAAGATAGACCATTTCATATTAGATTAAAAGATTTATTAGACGCAAGTTTAATGAGTGAAGAATATGATACACAGATAAATAATCAGGCAGAAGGGAATTACTAATGGGTAAAAGGTATTACATTGGTAAAAAAGAGGTTTCACCTAAAGAGTGGAGTTCAGTCATTCTCCATAAAATTAACTCTACGGATAGGCGAAAAACAAAATAATAAACAAAAATCCAAGTTGAAAGTTCAGCGAGTAAATTAGTTAGCGAACCTTGAGACTATTTATTATCCAACACTTTAACACCATAATTGCATAACGATTAGGTTTTGAAGGGAGAGTGTTGGTTAATAAATTATAAAAAAGGAGATATATGTATTTTGTATATGTTAATGGTGAGTTCATTAAAGCATTTGATGAATTCTATGATGAGGATAAAATTTTTATTCACTTTAAACATACATATCCGCAAGATAGCATCGAAATTCTCACTGGATGAGAAAGGCCGGTCGGCTTGTTCCAATACGGGCCAAGCCCGCCGACCGACCATAAGTTTTTTTTATCGATAATCTATAATAATCGGAACAATAAGTACGATTTAGAAAGGGGCTACACGTTGCTAAAACAGTACGCAGGTACACTATCGAACGTAAACGAAGTGATACTTACAGGTGCATTAACAACAGTTACTACTGACGGTAGTGCTAGAGTTGGTGTTTCTAGCAAAACAGGTAACAAATTCATCAATGGATTGAAGTTTGTTGCTGACGGCAGACAAAATAAGCAAGCTAGTGAAACTTGTGTTGCATATGGCAATGAGTTAGTAGATGAAATCGAAGCATTTCTTAAAGCTAACCATAATGCTGAACAACCAAGACCATTTGGTAGGCTTATGATACGTGCAAAATTGCAAAGTAATAACTATACCGATAGTTTTGGTAAAGCAGTGTACAAGAATGAGTTAAATATTCTTGATATATGGCAAGCACCAACAAAAGTCGATAACGTGTTCACTTATACTTCAGAAGAAGAATAAGAGAACTAACACTATATGTAGTATGTCTAGCAATAGATATACTACATATGGTACGTTTTTTTTATTTGCAAAAATGGCATGTGGACAAGCCACATGTCGCAATTTTATAAAAGGAGGTTGTTCGTATTGAGAACAGAAACAAATACATATAGTGCAGGAGCTATATTAGATTATCTCCCAAAATTCACAAGAAATAGAATTACAAATATAGTAGTTCATCCACAACATGATGATACACCACATAGAGGCGGTGTTTCTTTCGAATTGGATATGTTAGGCGTGAACATGGGATATAAAGTTATTCATAACTGGGGCGATTTATTTGATATGCATGCTATTAATCTTGATAACCAAGAGGAAGAATCAGTAAATGACATATTTGCTGGTGATTTTATAGCTACATTTGAGGAGCTAGAAGTTATGCATGAAGAATGGAACCAAATGTTTCAATCTAACATTGTAGAGCGTTTAATGGAGGAAGAATGAACGAAGAAGATAAGAACGAGTTAGTTAATGACTTAATCAAAATGCTAGAAAATATGCAGAAAAAGATTAGATTATTAGCACAAGGACAATTATTTCTATCTACATATCTAGCTGACAAATTTGGAAGTGATTTTCAAAAAGGATTTGTTGTGGCAATGCTAGAGGATGATAAATTACGTAATGATTTTACAGAATTTATTAATGAAACTAGCGACGATGATGACATTAAAGCACAAATGATAGAAATGAACGAATTTTATAGAGAGGAAAAAGGTGCATAATGGCTAATGAATGTTGTTCTAATGATGACGTTAAATGTCAACAAGAAGCATTTAATGACGAAGTTATTAAGCAATTCCTAAATATAGCTGATGTGTTAAAGAAACAAGTTCAACTTGTACAACACGTAGCTAAATTTGTAGGATTAGAAATTCCTATACAAGAAGAGGAATAAATAGCTAGGGCGTATATAACAGTACGCCTTATGGTATTTATACCAGCGATAAACTTTCGTCCAACACGGGACACAGTAATTCGAAAGGAGAACTTGACAGTCCCCAAGGAAAGGCCATGTGGAGCTGCTTATGACGCAGTTGAGTAGTAGCAGGTTGGTACGATACACTATGTATAAGTCGGGACTTCGTGAGCCCCAAGGTACAATGTCGAAAGCATAGTTAAGTAATTGTACAGTCGTTATGTCAAACATTATAAAAAATGTAAATAATATAAAACTCTAGGCGGCGAAAGCCGCCATATAGAGTTGGGAAGGAACATATGGACGAAAATCTATTAATGAACGAATTAGATAGAACCTGGGAACAACTAGACCAGCTACCAGTTCATGAGAAAATTAACGTACTGCAATGGACAATTGTTGACGTCAAAAGATGGGCACTTAATGACGAAGTTGATGATAGAGTACAAGGTTATGCAGCAATGCTTGACGAAGCTATACTTTATCAGATAACAAAAGCAATTGACAGATTAAACAGTGCAGAAGAACAATAGTATAATCGGAGAATATATATACGTTGACGGAGAACGTGTACATATGTCTTGGTTAGAAGAAGAATAAAGTTTTGGTAGTGTGAGTAAGAGGCACTTTACAGCCCTGTTGCGTGCTTACTGAAAACACTACCATTTTTTATGCCATGCTTGGCAGAGGTATGATAAGGTGTGGTCGGCATCGGCAAGGTAAGGCACTATATATTGAATGCAATGTATAGGTGCTTACGAGATGAAGAAAAATAGTAAGTGGGGAGAGTGGATTACTTCCTTTATTCACTTATGCATTGCTTGAGTATATAGATTTAACTTGGTACGCACAGGATAGCTGGGGTCAGGTTGGGTTCGCTTTGCAATGGATTGGAAAGGCTTGGTAAGGTTACGGGCGTGATAGGTCAGATATAGAATTTCCCCTTTGAAGTACTATATACCTGGGTTCAATTCCCAGCACGTCCACTCAAACAAATAAAAAGCGAAAGCAGGAAGGAGATTGCATTGGCAAAACTCACATTTACGTCACCAGTTGACGTATATACGTTTGAAATACAAGGTAAAGAGCCTGGTGTTATGTTCAATAATCCATCTATGATGGGTGCGAATTCAGGCGAAGTCACACAAACACGTAGTACTAAAAAGTATAACGATGAGGATGAGGCTGAAATGAGAACATATAGGAATGACAAAGGTAACTTAGTTGTTCCTTCAGCACAAATCAGAGCTTCTATATTAGAAGCATCTAAAGCTTTTAAGTTAGGTAGAACTAACTTAAAGACTCTACTTAATCACTTAATGATTGAACCAGTTGATAGCTTAGAACTTAAATCTCTGTCTAATCGACCTATTAAATCATATAACATTGATAAACGTAGAGTAGTTGTCTCACGTGCAGGTGTTATGCGTGCTAGACCAGTTGTTCCCCAATGGAAACTAACATTTAGTGTCGAAGTTGACAGAGAATTAATGGAGAATTCATTGCAAGGAACATCAGTACTTGATGTGCTTACGAAAGTAGTTAGCGACGCAGGTAAGAAACAAGGCATTGGAGACTATAGACCACAGAAAGGTGGTTCATTCGGTAGATTCGACGTAACTAACGCAAAGGAGAGTTAATGACTACTGCTGAAAAACTTAGTAAAGAACGAAAGCAAAAGGTAGCTAATAAAGTTATGGCTAATAAAGCTAAACTTGTTAAAGCAGCTGGAGCTGACGAGCTTACTAATTTAAGTTCGCTTAAATGCGACGAAACAATATACCCTAGAACTATGTTGCAAAGTAACAGAGTAAATATCTACAAAGACGCTATGAGAAATGGCGACGTATTTCCTGCAATTATAGTTGAGTCTAGGAAGGGTAAACCAACAGGGAGAATACTAGACGGTTGGCATAGATACGAAGCTGCTAGACAACTAGGTAACAAACAGATACCTGTTAAATATCTAGAGACAAAAGATGATACAGAAGCAATAAGACAATCATTTATCCACAATATGGAACATGGTTTACCTTATTCAGCTATTGAAATCAAACAATATGTCAAGACAGCAGACGAATTAGGTATGTCTATGACAGTAATATCTATGGATATTAATAAGCCTGAAAAGAAAGTACAAAGTATCATTAAGAACTTTGGTACTTCTACTAAAGGTACTGCAGTACCCTTAAAGAAAGGCCTTGGACATCTTAAATTAAATAAGACAGTTACAAAGGCACAAGAAAACTTAAATAAGAAATGGATAGGACAAAGTCCTACCACTTATGTTCGTTTACTTAATATGTTCTTTAAGGCAAATGCATATGTCAATTTCAAAGAGCTACCAGTTCTTAAGAAAGAAATGGATAAACTAGTTGATACTTGGTTAGAGTTGCGTAAGCATCTCTAATCTAACAGTTCATAAGGGGCCCGAATTTTCGTGTCCCTTTATGGGCTATTCCCGAAAATTCTGAGAGGAGAAACATGACAGAACATTTTAATAGTTGTGACCATGACGGAGAACATGATAAGCATAATGAAGTACATCAATTTATTGAGATACAACCAAAACGAGATTCAGAATATCACGTTACATTTGCTTATTTTAAGAAAGACGTAGGTCCTAAACTATTTGGTGGAAGTATGGGGTTTGCTAAAGATGAAGAAGATGAAGTACTTGTATTTATCTATTCAGTAATGGCACCTGATACTTGGTCAGCAATAACACAAGCAAAGAAAATAGACTTTGCTAGGAAAACTGACAACTTGAGTAACTATATACATATACTTACTGACACACCACCAGGCTATGATAATATACCATTTACTTATGAGAACTTACAAGATTTCAGAGAGTATATGATAAAAGAAGGTAACTTTGCAGAGTTCTTATTAACGGAACCTACGACAATACAATGTGTTAAAGCTGACAATGTTAAGTTAGCTTTAGAACAAACACAAAGCAACGTATTAAGAGAACATCTTAACGTAGCTGATGACGTAGAAAACTGGTTACAGGAAGGAAGTAATGGTAATAAAGAAGACGAGTCTGAGTAGGCAAGAACCACCTGCTGCGGGTTTAAATAAAAAGGGCAAACGTCCACAAATTTTAACTGATGATAAGGTAAGAACTTTATTGTCAACACCTAATGTATGGTATGTAATAGCAACAACTGATACTTGGATATCAGGAGTTAAAGCAAACATTGAGAATATGACTCAAAGAAATATAGCACACTTAGCTGACAAAGGTAAGTTCGTTATATCACAAAGAAAAAATACAGACGGAGATATAGATATATATTGTAAGTTTGTACCAGCAACGGAAGGAGAATAATGGATTGTTGGAATTTAGTAGCAAATGCTATTGGAAATGCAGACAGAATATTGTTATACGGCCCACCGGGTACAGGTAAAACATATGCAGCTGCAACAAATGCAATTGGTTACACAATGCAAGGTGAACCAAATGTATATCAAATAACAATGACGGAAGATACAGCGTCAGCTAACTTGGAAGGTTTCTATAAACCAAGTTCAGACGGTGGATTTGAATGGCATGACGGTATAGCAATACAAGCATGGCGTAATGGTGGTAGATTAGTAGTTAACGAAATTGACCACGCATCACCAGACGCAATGACATTCTTGCACGCTATATTAGATGACAAAGACATTGCACAATTGACATTGAACAACGACAATAAGGAAACTGTAAGACCAGCTGAAGGATTTACAGTCATAGCAACTACAAACTCTCTACCTGAGAGCTTACCTATGGCCCTTAAAGATAGGTTCCCTGTCAAAATTAACGTCAATGAAATACATCCTAAAGCTTTGGAAATGTTTCCAGAAGCCTGGAGAAGTATCATTGTAGAAACATCTTTATCAGAAGATATGGACACTAGGCTATCTATTAGAGCTTGGCGTGAGTTCTTTGAACTTATAGGTAAAGGTCTTGATAAAGAGACTGCAGCTAATCTTATCTTTGGAGATAGAGCTGATGAATTATTAGACGCAATCATATTATCAGACGAAGTTGATGACAAAGACTTAAACAATATGGAGCTTAATAATGAAACGAACACCTAAAGATAAACAAAAATTACCATTTCCTGCGATAGTTACAGGCGACGGCAATTGGAAAGTCTTTGAAGAAACCAAGTTGCCACGTACAAGTAACTTATCAAAGGAAATGTATGTACCTTTAGGGGACAAATGTGAAGATTGTGGTTCTTTTCATGACAAGATGATAAGACGACATGAAATGGGTCACGTTAAATGGTCACCTAAAACTATAGGTAAGCTTGGACCAGATGAAGGCGAAACTTCGGTAGAAGTTTGTGAAGAAGTACGTATAGGTTACTTATTATCACAACGTAAAGTACCTGTTAATGATTGGATAATGTGTGAGAAAAAAGCACGTAAACAATTTGAAGATATGCTTTTATCTTGGTCAGAATACGACATGATATGTTATATGATGGCTAGCATGTGGAACTCTACAGGTATGGAAACATATGGCGACACACAACCTAACAATTTAGAATGGCGTGCATTACTTGACACCGTTGAAGAACTTAAAGAAAGAACTGAAAACGGACATAGTTTGTTGACAACATTACGTAAAATGCAAATCAACTTTGCTATAAGTAAAGCACAATGGTTCTATAAAAGAATTACTACTAAAAGTAGAAATTCATATGGTGGTGATAGGTATTACAAACCTTCATATCGTAAAGTTAGACAAGTAGCTAAAGAATTACATGCATTGTATGAAGACTTTAGCGACGTACCAGAATTAGAAGAAGTATATGAAGCAGAACGTCGTAAGGCGGAAGCTGCAAAGAAATCAAAGTCTAGTTATGCAAACATGGATGAAGGTAATAGTGGTGAAGGAGAAGGTGAAGGCGATAGTGCAGAAACTTTAGCTGAAGCACAATACAATACCAAAATGGAACTTATGCGAGGTACGCAAGGTAACATGAAGTATAATCCAACAGCTGATTACTCAGGTGCTTGGGGTATTATGAAAGAGATTAAAGGTCCACTTCAAGTTAACTTGCAATCACTACTTAAGAAAGGTCGTGAATATAGACCTATGGATTACGGGACTAATCCTAAATACATTAATAGATATTGTATTGATAAAAAGATATTCAAACAAAAGCAAAGAACTTATGGTGGAACAATATTAATTGACGCATCAGGTTCAATGCATTTTAGTGGTCAAGATATACTAGATATAATGTCAGAACTACCAGCTGTAACTATAGCTATGTACAATGACAGATATGACGGACCACTTGCAGTCGGACAATCTAGGTGGGACGTAGGTGTATTACGTATTATCGCACAAGGCGGTAAGCGTGTAACAGAAGAGTACCTAGACAAACATTCAGGTGGTGGTAACTTAGTTGACGGACCAGCATTAGATTGGTTAGGTAAACAACCACCAGCTAGGATATGGGTATCAGATATGTACGTATTTGGTAAAAGAAATGATAACTCTGTAAACCTACTTAAAGATTGTCAACAAAAGTTAAAGAAACACAACATTACAAGGTTGGCTGATATCAATGAAGTTAAACGCTTTGCATTGGAGATAAATCAGCTACAATAAAATCTAAGAGTGAGAACTCTTAGATATATCATATATACATATACATATAAGATGAACCTTGTAACTGGCAACAGTGCGAAGTCCTCCTTTCCTTTGTTAAGCAGGGTTCATCGTATGTATTTAAATTCTTTCATGAGTATAAAGCTACATAAGGGAGTCTCATGATTAAGCTACACTAATAGAGTCTCTTAACCAAACAGACCTACGGAGTAGCTTGTAATATATAAAGTGTGTTACAAGGTACTCCGCTTCGGCTTGGTTAGCAGGGCTAAGGTCGGGTTCGGTGCGGAAAGGTGAGGCCTAAAAAAATTTCAAGATTTCATTATGCAGCGGAAAGCTGTGCTTAGGTGCTGTCCGGTGTGGAAAGCTAAGGAAAGGTTTATATTCTTTTTTAATAACTTGAAGACGTTTTTTTTCTGTTATTATCATTTATATGGATATAGAACAATTACTAAAGGAAGCCAGTGAAGGTAAACGAGGAGCACATTTTGTTGAAAGTAAAATAACAAAAGACGCTATGCCTTTTTGGATTGCTTTAAAGGACAGGGTAAAGGACGGTGTAGTTATGAAACCATATGTAGTACATAGGTTACTAGACGAACACTTTAATATACAAATATCTGAATCAGCTATTAGAAAGTATCTTAAAAAATTGGAGACATCCAATGAGTAAAAATATAGATGACCTATTAGCTGAAGCTGAAAGCAAACAGATACAAGAACTAAAAAAGGATAACCTTAAATTACTTAAGCAACTAGATAAAGCTAAAAATCGTAAAGAAGATTTAATTGACGCTATATATAGTGCTGTACAAACTAATTTAAACTTATGGAACAAACCAAAAGTTCCTAAACCTATTAGTTCTAAGAAAACTAAACACGAAGAAATAGCTATAGCTGTACTTAGTGACATACAATTAGCTAAAATTACCCCTGAATACAACACAGAGGTAGCTGAGAGACGAGTTGTAGCATATGCTAAGAAAGTGGTCGAATTGGCCAACATACAGCGTAAAGCACATCCTATACGCAAGGTTGCAGTATTTGCAGCAGGCGACATTATAGAAGGTGAGCTAATCTTTCCAGGACAACAACACTTAATAGATTCAAGTCTATATAAACAAGTGACATTAGACGGTCCTAGAATTATGACAAAATTTTTTGACATATTGTTAGCTAACTTTGAAGAAGTAGATGTTCATTGGGTTATAGGAAATCATGGACACTTGGGTGGACGTAATAGAAAAGATTACCATCCAGATTCTAACGCTGACAGAATGCTAGGAAGCATAATGTCAATGATATATAGAGATGAAAAGAGAATTAAATGGACTATACCTGATAGTACAGGCGATAACCATTGGTTCGACATAGCTAATCTGGGTAGAAAATGTAAATTTTTTATCTGGCATGGCGATAACGTACGAGGATTTAGTGGCTTTCCTTGGTACGGGTTTGGTAAGAAGCTACAGGGTTGGAAGACATTAGCTGCAAATGGTTTAATGCCTGACTTTGATTACGCAATTGCTGGCCACTTTCATACACCAACAACTATGTATCTTAATGATATAAGGTTATGGGTTAATGGAAGTACAGAAAGCTACAATACATATGCATTAGAACAATTAGCAAGTATGGGTAGACCATGTCAATGGTTACTTTTTTGTAAGCCAGGTACTGGCGTGACAGCAGAATACTTGGTAAAATTAGATGATGTATAGAACGTTTGGATAGTATATGACAGATATAAATGTCAAAGACAAATGGAGATTACAGAGCATAGAATATAGTGGAATGGGAGACGTACCACAATTCATACTCTTAAATGACAGTGGAGACTTTAAGTTTGTACCAGTTGAAAGAGGTATAACAAACTTAAGGCAACTTTTGGCTTTAGAAGAAGAATAAGCTAAAATAGTTTCACGGGACAGTCATCCCTTTCAGGGGTCAATTTTCTGTCCCTGATATGAATATGAAAAGGAGAATATGAGTAAAGATAAATTACTTGCACCATTTCCTAAGGAGTTGGTTAAGCCAGCACCAGCAGGAAAGTTCGGTGATTATGTACCACACGCACATTATGTAGAAAGATTACGTGATAGTGGAGTTAAATACAGTTGGTTTTGTGAACCAATATACAGCACACACAATGGAGAGAAAAGAATTGTAGGTGCGAAAGGTATTATAACAATACATGACGGAGACCATATGGGAACATATGAAGGCTTTGGCGATATAGATACGTTTAAATTAAACAACGATAAGTTTAATGACGGTACAAATCTCAAAGACGCAGAGTCTGACGCATTCAAACGTGCATGTATGAGATTCGGATTAGGTGTAGAACTATGGTCTGGTTCAGTAGAATCAGAAGAAGAAGCTACAGCAGTTGTTCCACCTGAAGACAGAATAGAAGTAACTAAAGTAGATATGCGTTTGAAAGAACATAAACCTACTAAAGAAGATGAACAACGTATGAATGATATTATGGACAGCATACTTGGTACTGAAGACGATGATGATACAGAACAACAGGCACCATTCTAATGGCTGACGTACAGTTCATAGCTAAATCAGTAGCAGAAATCTTAAGAGATTGTAAGCCAGAACAGATAAAAATTATTATTGGATACGCTAATAAGTATGCAACAGTAATGAAATACCCAGAAGATAGGGCTTTATGGTCTAATGACCAAGTAGATAAGTACCTTACCTTTGTAGAAAAGTCAAGCACTCTTCCTGATTTAACTCAAGAAGATGATGTAGTCGATAGAATAGAAAGTATAATGGGACCTGTAGAAATTAAAGGTGGAGATAATCCTTTATCTGGCACAGTTGATAAGGTGGTAAGCGAATTGGAAGAAAGAAAGAAATTTCGTGATGACTTAAAGTGTCCTTATTGTAAGGCACTAGTCTATGACAACAGAAATAACAAGAAGTCTGATAAGAGTCCAGACTTTGTTTGTAGCACCAATGACCCTGCTATATGCGGTGGACACACAGGCAGGTGGCGTAAGTCTTGGTGGTTAGATAACAGTGATATACCAGATGAATGGGGTATCAATGACAAAGAGATTCTGTAAATCTTGCAACCAAGCTTTAACAGATTTTACAAAGTCAGACAGGAAAGTTATAGGCTGTCAGAATGTTGGTTGTGTAAAATACAACATGATTATAAGGAGGAAATAAATGATAGTGAAATCATTTCGTGGGAAGAAGATTCCTGAACACATTAAAAACAAAAGTCAATTAATAGAATATGTATTGATTGAATTTATGGACGACGAACCTATTAGTAACAGTGAGTTTGTATTTGACTTACGTGCTACTAGATTTGGTAGCGTATTGTTTGAATTAAGGGACAGAGGTTTTGATATCATGACTATGCCTGCAAAAGGTAGAGGTCATTTTAAATATCAATTACAAAGTATGCCTAAGATGAGAACTAAAGCTACAAAATAATTTATGTTACTTAATAGTATCGTTAGTTGTATGTTACTAACTAGTCCTACAATTGACGATATTAGTAACTATCAATATTGTTTACAAGAGAAGCATATGGTTGAATACGTTTACGATTGGCAACCTACAATAGCTAAATACTTTGACAATATTGATGACCAAATAAAGTCTCTAAAGATTATATATTGTGAAAGTAAAGGTAAAGCGAACGCAGTAGGTAAGAACAGAGACGGTACAAAAGATGTAGGATTGTGGCAGTTTAACGACGACACATGGGCTTGGTTAACACCTAAGCTTAATCTTACAAGTAATAGAACTAACCCTGAAGTGTCAACTGCAGTAGCTGCATGGCTAATAAAACACGATGGTTGGCACCACTGGAATAGTAGTAAGCATTGTTGGGAGAACAAATGACAGAAAAGAAAGACATACCAGTATCAAATATATTTGACAGTCCTATGTTATTACGCAATTGGGCAGTTAATTTAATAGGCGTTTTAGGTAACGCAGCTTTACAACAAATACCTAACATAGAGAAAGTTGATGAATTAATCACACAATTTGTGTCAGATTACAACAATCAATGGGAAAAACAAAAACAAGCAGAGGAAGAATAATGTCACATCCTGTACCCGGAATGGAGTACTTTTGTGAAGATTGTTTTGAAGATTTAGAAGAAGGAGGACATATATGCCTATGAACTTACGTAAAGGGAAGGCCTTTACTACCAGGGAAGACAGACGTGTACCAGAAAGAAGAGAAATTTCTTCTGCAGCACAGAAAGTAATGGACAAGAGAATAGCGAATGCCGAAAAGCTTAATGAATTTGGGGGCAAGCGTTTTCTTGGCTTGACACCAAAGGGTGCCGAAGTCTATGTATATTATATAATTGACAGAGACACTATGACAATACAAATGGACTTTAGTCATAAACCAAGTATCTTGCTAAAGGACGGTGCTAAATTGGCTAACAATAGATATAGCACTAGACGTGGTACGTCAATAACAACAAGTATTGACCATATGACACGTACACCACAGAAAAAGAACAATCAAGAAGTGACAGAACAAACATTAAATCATCTTATGAGACTTAAAAATCTTAATGATATTAAGTTTAATAAAGCTTATGATAATGGTAAGGTCAGTACTCTCATGACTAGATATGTTACTGATGTAATCTATACAGGTGATTACGAAAGTTCAAATACATACCCAACAATACAAGACATATTACAAGTATGGGAATTCCCTATGGGAGGTTCATACTTTGTGCCTGAACAGGCATGGTCTTATCCTGATGACTTAGATATACTCTAAGTCTCAGGAAGCCTATCTTTTCTTGTAACGTGTACTTTTTTTGACCTTATAGGCTTTTTTCTTACCTGATTTAGTTATAGGCATTATACCATCCTTTTTTTACCAGAACCACCAGTAGGTTTGTTCCTGTTATTTTTACTAAGTCCATACATATTTTGTAAGTTCTTTTGATATTCTGAAATTTGTAATTTATTAGCACTTTTCAATACCCATGGATTATTGTCTGTACGGTTCATCCAATCAGGTACGCTATGATGTTGTGCACCTGGCCCAGAGTAAACTGATGACAAAGCTTCATATTTTTTTTGTTCTAAAATATTGTTTTGCCGAGTTCTGCTGGCCATTTCTGCAAGATTTAAACCTGAAGTTATAGGTGTTGTTCTTCCAGGTGCAGTATGTGAAGGTTGTTCTTGTTTAAAAGTATTTTTAGCCTTTTTTAAAGCAGTTACATATGGTTGCAAAGCAGATTTTTTATATGCAGCTGCATCTGAAGCATCAAACATTTTAGCTAATTCTTTATTATAAAGAGGTTTTCTAGGATTTCTTCTACTACGAGCCATCTTGTTGTTTCCTGACATGTTCAATTATATCTTTATTAAATTCAAGATGTTGTCTATCTTGTTCTTGCCACATTTTATCTTGTTTCTTCCAGGCATCTCTAACAATCTTACCCATAAAAGGAGGAGCACCACCAGGTAATAATCCACCAAGATATTGGTCAGCATGATAATAAACATTTCTTACATTCTTAACTATACCTGGCCAACTTTCTTTTAATCCTTTTTGTGGATTTTCATTATATTTATCTCTAACTTTTTGTGTTATAGGACCAACAGGTATATTTGAATACCATTCATTAAAAGCTTCAGGTGCATCAAGTATTACTTGAAGTGGATTTTTTTTCTTTGGCGGGTCAGATTTAGCCATTAGTAATCAACTCCATATTTTCCAGGTTTGTTAGTACTTAAATCTACACCATAAATTTTGTTTGTTTGTTTAGCATAATCGGGATTATCTTTATGCCATTGTTCACCCCATTTATAAGCATCATATAAAGCCCACGCAGTACCTATTCCACTAGAAGCTTTCCCAAGTACACGCATAGCTTTACCTACTTTACGAAGTTTTCCAACTTTTTCTGTTGCTTTCCAATTATAAGCTGGGGCCATATCAGAATTAATTGCACGTTTTGATTTCCAAGCAATGTCAGCATAGCCTTCTGCACGCCATATATAGTTATTCCAAGCAGCACTACCCATAACACGCCCTTTTCCAGGTTTAAAATATAAAGGTCTATTAGGAGTTCTAAATCCTCTTGAATATGCATTTATATAAGGTCCTTGAGCAATGGTTCCTAATTTATTTAAGTAACTACCACCACCTATTAAACCAGCTTGTCCTACTGTATTTTTTTCTTTTTTAGGTGGGTCTGCTTTAGCCATTAGTAATCAACTCCGTACTTACCTGGAGTATTAACACTTAAATCTGGACGAGGAAAGTATGTGTTTGGCGGAGCTGGTTTTTGAAAGTGTTTGTACGCATCTTTCATTGCATGGTAAGCAGCTGTTCTCATCCACGAATTATAATCTTTAGACATCCAATGACTTGTACCTTTTCCTTCTTGAACAAATGAAGTACCTTCGCTAACCCATCCCAAAATATATGATTTACTACCAGGAGGGCTATATCCTGATTTAGCTGTAGTAAGTGCTTTATTTGGGGAATCTACTGGTTGCCATTCAAAATTTTTACCACCTTTATCATGCCAAACTTTATTATCTTTAGGTTTTCCACCACCCTCAATTTTTTTAGTTCCTTTAGCCATTAGTAATCAACTCCATACTTACCAGGAGTATTAACACTTAAATCCAAATATGAAGAAACATAGCCTTTTTGTTTTTTTATAGCACGTTTCGTACGTTCTGGTACAGGTTGTTTATATGGAGGTGTTGTTATAAGCTTTTTAAATGCCTTTTTTTGATTACCAACACCTTCTATATGTTTAGTTGTATTAGCCATTAGCTATTCTTTGTAATTTGTTTCTTAGCGTATGTTTTAATAACTGCTAATGCAGCACCACCACCAGCAAGTGCAGCTAACTGAAGTGTTTCAGCTTCTACACCAACTAATGGAGCAACTGTTAACGCTCCGATAAATGCTTCAATGAATGTCCAAGCAGTACGCTCTAACATATCTTTTAAGTCATCACTCATTTTATAACTCCATGCTTCATTCCAAGGGGTCCACGCCACATCCTTCTTGAACGTCCCATCAGAGTTTCTTTTTCGTTTAAATTTATTTACTAAATTGTCCACTTCCACCACTACCTTTATGTAATCCTATTATACCTTTTAAAGCTATTGCTCCTGGTATAAATCTATGACCACCTTTAAATTTTAATATGTTCCTTCTTATTGTAGCATCTCTTGCACTAGAAACATCTTCTTTTCTAGGAAATTGTGTATTGTTTCTACCATCAGCTAATCTATTACTACTTGATTCTGGATTTGGCACAACTGTTCCTGAAGATAAATCACCTTGAAGAATCGGTTTTTCAGCTAAACCTGCCCCAGCAAAAGCAACACGTGCATTCTTCGTCGCATCGCCGCTACCTAAAGCACCACTAAATACTACATCATCATATATACTTCTGTGTGAGTCAAAGTATGTTTGAGTAGGATTTTCTAACGGTACGTTAATACCTCTCAAATTACTAACACCCATTACTTCTGCTGAGTGTAGGTTACGTATAGGTGATTCTCCAAAATCTCCTCTGAAATAAGCTTCAGTCATTTTTTTAGTAACATCAGTTTTAGGTTTTTGACTATCAATACCATGTTTCCAATCAGTTCTATGACCATACCCAGGTTGTCCAGCAGCGGAAGCTAATATATCTTTTTTAATAACATTACGATATACTGCATTATTTATAATTGTATTATGAATAGTTCTTAATTCTTTCATTTGTGGACTATCAAGTACATTAAGACCTACACTACCGCTATCAATACTAGGTGTTAAAGCTGCTTCCATATATGATAAATATCCTTGTGTTCTTTTTCCACCAAAATGTTGACTAGCTGCATCTTCCCAATCTTTAATACTAAACTTTGGTTGTTCAGCTGTCCATTTTTCTTGACCATATACCATTCCACTTCTAGTTCGTGCACCTGGAGGAATACCAAATCCTTGTACTAACGCAGCCATTTTAGAACTTAACTTATAATCTTGACCACCCATACCACCAAGTTTTGGACCACCACCACCTAAATCTGGTGCAATAAGAGTTCTTTTCTTTTTACCAGTATCTGGGTCTTCTATCCATTCATATTGTGCTTCAACACCAGATACAGCAGCACGTTCTTCTAGAGTAGTTTCATGAAAGTTACCTACTCCCATTTGTTCTACATGCATATCACGGGCTACACTTGATTTTTCTGGTTGCCAGCCAGATTGATGGTCTTCAACTGTAGATAAAGCAAACCTAACATCTCTTCCAACTTGTACAGGTATTCCTTTTGTATTAAGTTCAAGTGCTTCATTTGCTACACTACCATGACCAGCGGCAACTCTTAATTCTTCAGGAGTAAATTCTCCAGTATTTTTCATATTAACCATAGCTGCAATATCTTCAGGCTTATCAGTATTTAAATCACTTATTACTCCAGTAGTAAATGCTTGATGTCTAAGTTTCTTTTCTGTTTCTAAATCAATTAAATCATCAGCTCCAACCCAACCAGATTTTCTATTTATCTCAGCAATATAATCAGCTTTAGCTTGTGTTGCTTCATCTAATTCAGCTATCCATTTGTCTTTTGATTCTATTGTTATATCTTCACTACCAATAACATTTCCCGTATCTATACCAATATCACTAGTACCTAGAACTTTTTCTTTAGTATCTGGGTCCGTATATTGTAAAACTTCTTCAGCTAATTGAATTCTTGCATCATATTCACTTAACAAATTTTTAGCAGATGTAGTATCAAGTGGTTGACCTGTGTCTATTATCTTTGTATCTTTAAAACCAAAATCGGTTGTTGTTTCTTTTTTCACATGCAGCGTTGTTGCTTTAGGTGTTGTAGTTGGAGAAAAAACATCGCTTACATTGGCATCTTTACCTGCACGTAATTTATCAATTACTTTTTGTCGTGCTTCAGCTTTAGTTTCTTGTCTTAAAGGTGTATCATCTACATTTTTACCCATATCCTCAGGAAGGTCACTGTCGTCAGGAGTATCTTCCAAATTAAAAACTGATTTATTATCAAATCCAAACTTAGCAATACGTTTAATTTCTCTCATTATAAAATAACTTTCTTATCAAGTTTAGCACCAACTACCTGAATTTCTCCACTTATCTCTTCTAGCTTTTCTAATATGTCATTGGTCTGTACATTATCTGTGTCATTACTATTGATAGTTCCATCGTAGTCTATATATGTCACCCATACATCACTTTGTTGTATAGCTGCTGCTACATAAGGATAAACTATTTTATAAGCATTAACACTAGACCCTACAAATCCATCTTTTTGCACAAGGTTACTAGTTTGTGAATCTCCTAACAGTAAACAACCTGCAGTATTTTCATCAGTATTACCCGTATGCCATAAGATATATTGAAATCCTGGTACATCATTAACATGTATCATACCTTGGTGCATATTGCCATACTTAGCTTGATATCTTGTATGAAATCCACCTTCTTTTCTTAATGAAAGTTTATATTTACCAGCAGGAATTCTTGTTTCACCCCAGACTTTTACGTCACGTTGTTCATCTTCTAATGTATAGCAAAGAAAATTTCTTTTACCATTAACAACATCAAATAAAATTCCAGATGTTGAATCTTTTTGTGAACTAAATCTTAGTACTTCTAATTCCATTACAACTCTCGCTTCCGTATTTACAATTACAAATCTGTATAAATGACCCATCCACCTCTTGTGTTACCATGCACATTAGCTTCCGCCGCAACAACCGCTACCACAACAGTCCATTATCTACTCACTTTTCCTTTGTTATCAGGTTTATCTTTTCTAAAACCTATGGTTAACAACCAGACTACTAATGTTATTATAGTCGCAAGACCTGTAATCTGCTGGGCACTACCAGTTAGCGTTAGGGTCGCAATAACCAAACCGACTAATGTCCAGCTAAGGTTTAATGTTTCTTTAATTATTGTTATAAACCAATTCCAAATTTTTTTAATCATAATGTTTTCCTAAACATAAAACTTGCCATTGTTGCTATTCTAGTCAAAATAACTGGGACTACAACTTCTTGAGCTTTTTCCTTTTGGTCAGTAGTCATGTCACTACCTATGTCAGTAATGTTTATATCTTGTATGTCAATATCTAGTATTACTTCTAATGGGTCTTCTAAAAATTGTTCAAACTGTATTTCTGTAACTACATCAGCAAGAGTGTAGTTTTCTACATCTGCATTTTCTACAGCACGTTCTACGAATACTTCTACAGCTTCAGCTACTACTTCGTCTGATTTAACAGCTTCTGCAATAATAGCAACATCTTCAGTTTCAACTTGTAATACCTCAGCAACAACTTCAACTTGCTCTGGTGTAAGGTCTTCAACATCTTCTATGGCCTCCTCAACAACAGCTTGAACTATCTCTATATCTTCTTCAGTATATTCTTCTACAGGTTTTTCTTCAATAATTTCCTGTACTGGCTCAACCAAAACTTCCTCGACCACTTCTTCAGTTTCCACCACATCAATAGGTTCATCTTCTACCTCCTCTATTTCTATTATAATAACTTCAGGAATATCTATAACGTCTTCTTCAACTTCAATAATTTCAATAGTCTCTTCTATTTCTTTAATAGCTTCAACTAATTCTTCAACTTCTTCTTCAGATAAATCTTCAGTAATAGGAGTATCTTCAAGCTCTAATAAGATTTCTTCTTTCTTTTCAGCATCAAGTTGCTCTTGGAGGAGACGTTCTTCTTCTGCTTCAATAGCAGCTATCTCTTCTTCTGTGAGTTCAATAACTTCTTCTTCAATAATTTCCTCTGTGAAGGTGTCATCTTCAGGTATCTCTTCGTCCAGCTCATCATCTATTTCTTCGGTTTCGACAATATCAACAATAACATCAGGTATATCAGTGCAATCATCGGGCTGATAACCAAACCAATCTCCACTTTCTATGGCTTCCAAATATTGTTTATACGATAAAGGATTATTTGGGTGTTCACATCCATTTTCGTCCCAAGCCAAATACGTAGTGATACCATCTTCGACCACATCTTCCGCCTTAGGTAACGTTGTCGTTGTTGTTGTGGTAGTAGTTGTTGTCGTACTAGATGTTGTTGTAACAGGTATATCAGCATATTGCCAGTATAATGTATCTAATACAGATATGTCAGATAATGTAACTTCAAACTTAGTAATAAACTTATCTGTGTTAGCTTCATCATTATTATAATCTGTAAATGATTTATAAAATTCATCATACATAGTAGAAAAATTAGAGTTATCTTGACCTGATTTGTTTACAGTTTCATCTGTATCATCTGAATAATAATACTTAACACTATAAGCTTGGTTAACTGCACCTATTAAAAACCCTACTTCATATACATCTTCTGAAAATTCAAAGACATAAGTGCCACTTTGTATAGCTAATGCACAACCTGTAGTTCCATATTGATTTTGTTCATTACAATAAATAAATGCAGGACTATTACCTCCACTAACAGTAAGGCCTTCTTCATATGTGCTATCTTCAAAAGCCTCATTAACTGTAACTTCATAAGGTACATCTTGTGCAATTACAGGGTATGTTACAAGTAGAAAAGCTGCAATTAATGCAGCAAACTTATTCACATTAAATTATTGATTAACACCACCAGTGCCGAGATTGCAACTAACCAACCAGATAGCTCTTGTCTTGATATTTTCTGATTAACCTTTTCATGTAATTCATCTATACGTTTATTAATAGTTTTTTGTCCTTCCAATATTAAAGTAAGCATTTCTTTTTGAGTAAACCCATTGCCGTTAGGGGAGGTCATCAGAATTCCATTCGGCATCTAACTCAATAATATCTTTAAATTCTTTATCAAAATTAGAATTATTAACAATAGATTTTATATAATCAAAAATATCTCTTGAACAATAACCTAATAAAAAAAATAATACAAAATCCATAAAGCGGATTATATCATATTAGTTATGAAGGTTTAGGATTATCTGATTTAACTTTGGCTATTGCATCTTTCCAAGTAGTTGTATCATTAACAGCATCCCAATATTGCATATCTAATTGGTCTGTTACAGATGGATAAGCTGATTGTCTAGCATCAATGTAGCCAAACTGTTGGTCATTCCATTTAGAATTTCCTAAATCTATTTTAGCTTGTGCATAATCTTCATCAGAAAATTCAGACACAACACCATTAACTGATTTATTAAGAGGTTTAGCTGCCTCTATTTCTGCGTCTGCTTGTACTTGAAGTTCTTCTTTTGTTGCCATAATATCTCCTATATTACCATAATTTTATTTCTTCAAACCATATAAAGTAAAATTTCCTGATGTAAAATTAGTTGAACTTTCTAAATAAAAACTTACTCCATCATGTGCTTCTGTTACTGTATAAACTCCACCACCTTGCATACCAAATAATTCTAAATCTGATACACGATATAAACTTTCTCTTGTACAAAAACTATATTCATTTGAATCGTTAAAATTATATAACCAACATATTAAATTTCCATTTTCTCCTGCTGCATTACCTAAAGCAGAAAATGGTTGCCATTTGTCCATGTTTGTTAAATAACTGTTAGAATAAGTTGTGTCAGTTCTCATATTTTTTGTTGCCTCATCATAGTTAGAAGTAGATTGTGCAGTACCACTAGCAGTAACTCTCATAAGTAAATCTTTATCATCTGATGCAGATTTTATATTTGAACCTACAACTTTATATACATCATAAGTGCTATCAATGCCTGTTAAAGTCACAGTTGCTTTTGCTGATGTAACTAAGTCTTCTTGTATTTTTATTAAACTACCTGCCATTATTTAACTCCATATACTGATACATTATGATATGTTATATTGTCTGATGAAACAAGATATCTAAAACCTGTAATTGTTTCTGCTACTTCGTGAATATTTATACCTTTTTGTCCACCCATTTGTGGTGTACTTGAACTCCAAGCAGCTACTTGCATTTGTGTAAAAGTAAAACTAGAACTGTCATAAGGATTGAAAATATATAAAACATTACTTCCAACTGCTGCAGCACCACTACCTGTTCTCATTGGTCTATAAATTTTATCTGTTGAGTTACTTTTACCTTCGCCAAAAGTAGTTGATGACCTTAACTCTTGAAATGCATGTCTATATTCTGATTGGTCTATTATACTTCCACCACTATCAAAAAATCTCATTGCTACTTCGTGAAAAGCTACGTCTGTTGTTATTTGTGAAACAACTTTATAAACATCATAATCAGCAGAAAACACATTTGTTAAATCAACATTTGAAACATTACTACTTGATGTTGCATTTTTTATTAATTCTAAATTACCTGCCATTAGATACCTTTAACTCCATATAAAGAAAATACACCACTAGCAACATTATCACTTGAAAATTTTATACGCAAAGCATTTACTGTTTCTGCAACATGATATGTACCACTACCATAAACTGAAATATAATCAGGGTCTTGTGTCATTCCTGTTCCGTGCCAAGTGACATTTGAATATTGAGAACTTTCACCTAAGTTATATAAATATACATAGCCACCAAAATTTTCTGCTGTATTATTACCTATATTTTGAACTATTGTAAAATCTCCACCACTTGTATTTGTTTTTTCTGTAAATGTACCGTTTGATTTCATATACATCCAAGCCCAATGATAATTAGAAGTTTCATAAGAACTACCACTATCATTTGAAAGCCCTATTTCTATTGCTTTATTATCTGCATCTGATTCTACTTTATGTAGTGTTAACAAATGAACTTTGTATATACTTTCTTGAAGTGAAGTAAACTCTACTGCTGATACATTACTTGATATAGTTTGTGTTCGTAGTAATTCTAATTGACCAGCGTCTGCACCACCTGCACCGAAGCCTAAGTTTTGATAACCAAATGTTGTAGGTCCTACCATGGCTTACGCCTCGTGGACATCATCTACTGTATAGAATATTTTTATTCCTATAAGTTTTGCATCTTCTGCCATAGTATCAGAACCAGCATCTCTTTCTATATTAAAAAAAGTTAGAGC